AGCGTTATCTCAATTGGCTAACCCGGACAGACATAGAATTTAGGTCAGACAAAGCGGACTCAGTAGTTAGATTTGTAGAACAACTGGAGCACTTTCAGGGTCGATGGGCAGGTCGAAAATTCAAACTATCTGACTGGTAGAAGTTCATAGTTTATTATGTCTTTGGTTTTTATTATACAGGCACTAATAACAGAGTAATACGTCATATTATTTTGGACTGTGCAAGAAAGCAGGGAAAAAGTATGTTTGTGGCAGCACTCAGTTTGTATAAACTCATTGGTGAGAAAGAAAGCGGGTGTGAGTGTTATACTTTGGCAAACAGCAAACAGCAGAGTAGAATTTTGTTTGACCAAATAAAGAACATTGCAAAGCGGATGGACCCAAAGGGAAAGCACTTAAAGAGTAACTTAAACCGGGTTAAATTTGACAAGACAAACAGTTATATACAAATACTTGCATCGGACGCATCAAAACTTGATGGTTATTCGGCATCGATGTTTTGTGAGGACGAATTCCATGCAGCCCGTGACACAACTCTTTATGATGTAATGTTAAGCAGTCAGGGAGCCAGAGAAAACCCATTATCATTTGTAGTTACTACCGCCGGACACAACACACTATGTCCGTATTATAAGATGCGGCAAAGTGCAATTGATGTACTGCAAGGCAGAATAGAAAATGACAGTTTAGTGGCATTTATATACACACTTGATGAAGGTGATGATTGGACCGATGAATCAGTTTGGGTTAAGTCAAATCCCAACTTAAATGTGACTGTCTCTATTGACTATATTCGGGACCGTATCACTCAGGCTAAAACCTCTTCACTGATTGAGAATGATGTCAAAGTCAAAACACTAAATTGCTGGGTGCAGAGTGTTGAAACATGGATAACTGACACTAATTTAACTGCAAGGATGGAACACGTCTATTTAGACCAACTTAAAGACCAAGAATGTTATATAGGTGTAGATTTGGCCGCAGTCTCAGACCTCACTTGTTGGACTGCATTATTCCCACCGTCTGAAACCCGCTCATTTTTCCCTGATAAGTACATTTTCAAAACTTTTGCTTATCTGCCAGAACAGTCAATTGAAAACAATGCTAACAGTGCTAACTACAGACGTTATATTTCACTCGATGAACTGCAAACAACTCCCGGAAACGTCACAGACTATGACTATATTCTGAGTGATATGCTAAAACTGAATGATACTAATTATATTCTGTCAGTTGCTTATGACTCATGGAATAGTACACAGTTTAGTATATCTGCCACAAATGCAGGACTGCCAATGTAGCCGTTTAGTCAGTCATTAGGCAATTTCAACAAGCCGACAAAGGAACTTGAAAGACTGTTGCTCAGTGGAAAAGTCATCATTGATTATTCTGAGTTAGTCAGATGGTGTTTTTCAAACGTCCGTATCAAGTCAGACCACAATGACAACTGCAAGCCAGACAAAGCATAGAAAGCACAAAAGATTGATACTGTAATAAGTATGTGCGAAGCACTCGGCGCATATTTGAGCCGTGAGACAGGCTTTGATATTTCGCAATTGATTTCTGATGTTATTGAACAGTGATAAATACATAAATAGTACATATATTCAGTATGGCATTTTTCGACATTTTCAAACGAAACAAAGAGCAAAGAGCACTGACAGACGATTACTGCCAGACGGCTTTGAGTGGCTTGAATCTCGTTAATTTCCACTCAAATAACTCAATGTCTCTGTCTGCAATCTACAGTGCAATTGAATTGATAAGCAACACACTTGCAGAGATACCGATTGAAGTCAAGCAGAGAGACGAAGACAGCCAGACACATACTTTGAAATCACACTCAATCAAGTTTGCAATCAATAACAGCCAACTCACACGTTTTATGTTAATCAAGTGTGCTGTCTCTGATATGCTCAGACACGGCAACGGCTTTGTCTATCTTAACAGAGCGAAAGACGGTATCATTACAGATTTGGTGTACGTACCCGCTACAGACGTAACGATTTACTATAACAAGAAAACACGAAAGACTTACTATCAGATTTTAAACATTGGCAAAGTTGAGCCTCGTGACATTCTGCATTTCTATCTACGCAGTGAAGACGGTATCAACGGAATCAGTGTTTTTAAGTATGCAGCCAGAAGCATCGAAACTGCAAACTACGTCGAAAACACCGCACTTGATTACTATGCAAAGTCTGGTATGACAACGGGCTTGCTCAAAGCAAAAACAGCACTTATCGGAAAGCAAGCACAAGACGCAATGAAACTTGTATAGGGCGAGGTTAATACAACGAAATCAAGCAATTTGATAAAGTTTATTCCCTATGATCTTGATTACATACAGTTATCCACTAACCCGATTGACTCACAACTTAATGAGTCGCGCAAATTCAATATCGAAGAGGTTGCACGATTTCTGTGTGTGCCGCTGCCACTCTTGGACGGGTCGCAAATCGGTAATATAGAGTCTGTAAATATACAGTTCTTGTTGCAGTGTATTTAGCCGATTTTGACACTTGTAGAAGAGGAAATCAATAGAAAGATGTTGTCGGCGTCAGAGCGAGAGACTATCTTTATAGATTTCGATGAAAACGAACTCTTACGCACAAACAAGCAGAGTACAGCAACGTACATTCAGACACTTGTAAACTCTGGAGTTATCACTCGCAACGAAGCCAGAGAAATGCTTGGTCTTAATACAAAAGACGGTGCAGATACGCTTTCAGTCGCTTACTCAGACGTAAATCAAAATACGATAAAAACTGACTCAGATAAATAAACTATGATTGACACACAAAAAGAAATCAGAAAAGCCGAGATACAGTCTGCAAGTGGTCGGACTGTCAGCGGCTATGCAGTACGCTTTGAGTCTGAATCAGTCAATATGGGTTTTGTCGAAATTATCCATCGTGGCGCAATCACAGAAGACACAATCAAAGCGTCAGACGTTTTCGCTCTGTTGAATCACAATGAAAATACAGTGTTGGCCCGCTCTAATCGTGGCGTTGGCTCATTGACGCTGACTGTTGACAAAGACGGTGTTTTTTATGAGTTTGAAGCACCGATGACAGAGCATGGAAACGAACTCTTAGAGCACATCAAGCGAGGCGAAATATCACAGTCATCGTTTGCTTTCTCTGTCAGCACTGAAGACGGTGCGGAGAAGTGGACGAAACGCAGTGACGGCATTATTCAACGTGATATTTATAAGATTTCACGTCTGTATGACATCAGCCCAGTCTATCAGCCCGCTTACACTGAAACAACGTGCTCAAAACGTGCTTTAGACAAAATAACAGAATTAAACAATATGGAAGATAACAAGGAACTCCACAACGATGCAGATTTGCAAGAAATTGAATTGCTTAAAGCAATCATTGACGAGCAAGAACAGAAGATTAAGGAACTGCAAGAAAAACAGTCTGAGACAGAGCCAGAGTCAGAAGAAAACCGTGCTGATGAGAAAGATAAAGAGGAAATCGAAAACGAGCCGTCTGATACTCAGATAAATAATACAGATGCAGAGTCAGAACAGCCAGAGACAGAGCCAGAGTCTGAGACAGACGAAAGCAATGATGATGACGAAACTGATGAAGACGAAGAAAAAGATAAAATTAACAATAGTAGAAATATTTCTAATATGGAAAAGTTTAGTCTTACTAAAGAAATCCGCTCAGCAATTGAGAGCGGGACAAACAAAATTGACATGCGTTCATATACTGTGACCGATGAGGGTACAGACGTAGTGGGTACAGACGTTTTTGACCTTTTCGCTCCTTTGCGTGCAAAGAACGTCCTGACTGATGCAGGTGTACGTGTTATCACGGGAATTAAGAACAATATTCAGGTCCCCGTTTTTGGTGCAACAGAAGCAAAGTTTGCAAATGAAACTGCAAATGCAAGTGACGGCTCTGGTGCAATTACATCAGTTAAACTTTCGCCAAAGCGTGTGACTGCAAAAGTGCCCGTTTCGCTTGAACTTTTGGCACAGGATTCGGTCGGAATCGAGAATATGATTCGTGAAGACTTGCAGAACGCAGTGTATGCGGCTGTTGAGGACAAAGTTTTCGGTCGCCAGGCAGAAAACACAGACGTTTACGCTGGTATGTGTAAGTGGCCAGTTAATGCAAGTATTATGGATTGCTCAACTTATGCAGGAATCACTAACGCAGAAGCAGCAGTTGAGGGCATCGGTGTAGATACGATTGACTGCAAGTGGGTCGTTTCTCCGTCTGCAAAAGCAAAACTCCGTGCAATGCCTAAGTCATCTAAAGCAACTCAGTTGACTCTGGAGGGTGGCGAGATTGACGGAACGCCCGTACTGTCAACAGGTCATTTGAATGACGTTTCGATTAACGGTATTTATGGCCCTTGGAATCAGTGCGTTTTGGCATCGTGGGACAATGTGCAGTTGGACGTTGTGCGTGACACTGCCTCACTGAGTGCAGGCACCGTGAACGTAGTCGTAAATGCTTACGTGGACTTTAAGACAGTACGTCCTAACGCTTTCTCTTACGTTAAGATTTGATGACTTGATGAGTCATATTTTTGTTATGATTTTCAATTTTTCGCTCTCTTTGGCACTTTGTCAAAGAGAGTGTTTTTTTGTCTTTTCAGCACTCAGATAAATACAGAAAAGTCACACGTCTGATTTATGTATATTGATACTGTAATTCTGAAAAAACATCTTAATATTGATGAAGATTATATCTCTGATGACGAATATTTGAAAGCACTCTGTTTGGCCGCAGAGTGTGCTGTTGAAAATCACATTGCACGTCCACTTACTGAAATCACTGATGAGCACGGAAAACTACCGCCCGCAGTCAAACACGCTATACTGTTATTAGTCGGTCATTTCTATGCTAACAGAGAAAGTGTCTCGTTTGCAACTGCAAGTGAAATCCCGCTTGCTTATCAGTACCTATTGCAGCCCTATAAAAGTTACGCATTTGACACATCGTTTGGAGTATGAGAGCAGGCAGTTTAAACGAAAATATTGAGATATTACGCTCAGTCAAAGAGCGTGACGCATACGGCATTGATAAAGAGTCGTGGCAGACATACGCCAAGACGAAAGCAGCAGTCAGATATATGTCTGGCAGTAAGACAGTCGATGTGCAAGAAGTGTTCTTTGCTGAAACTGTTGAGTTTATTGTGAGATACT